AATGGATTATAACATAAATATTATAATTAAATAACTAATATTATGCTATTATAATATGATAAATATGATAATTTAGGAAAATATTATTTTTTATTAATATTTTTAAAAAGAATATATATTACTATTTTAAATAGCAAAAGAATAGTAATATATTGTGATGTTTTAACCAAAGGTTATATAAAATATATAAAAATAAAATTGTAAATCATTATATAATATGTATAAAAAATTTTTATGTAAATATTGTAATTATTTTACTGATAGACGTTATTCATATAATAAACATTTAACCTCAAAAAAACATATATTTAATTATAATATTGAATCATCAAAAAATGATGAAATTATAAAGAATGAAGAAAATATATTAACAAATAATAATGCTATATCAATAAATAATATATCCATAAAGAATGATGAAAATATATTAACAAATAATCAAAATATAATAATAAATAATGAACATATAACAAATGATAATGATAATATATTAACAAATAATCAAGACATGATAATAAATAATGAAAATAGATTAAAAAATAATATAGTTATTATAGACAATGGTATAATAGATAAAGAAGAATTAGTTGATGATATTAAATGTATGTATTGTAATACACCAATAACCGATCCATCAAATAAATCAAGACATTATAAATTATGTAAAGTAAAACAGATTAAAACGGAATTACAAGTTATGTTTAATAAAGAAAAAGAAGAATTAGAAAAAAAATATAATGAAGAAAAGAAAGAACTTGAAAAGAATTATAAAGATATACAAACTGAATATTTTGAATTAATTAAGAAAATATCAAACAATGAAATTGGTTCTAATAATAATAATATAAATACATATAATACATGTTATGTTATAAATAATTATAAAGATGCATATAATTATGATGAAATAATGGAAAAATCATTAACTGATGAAGAAAAAAAATATTTACATGAAAATGGACCTTTATGTGCGTGTTTAAATATTATATTAACACGATGTATTGAAAAACTTGAACTTGAAAAGCGTCCATTTCATTGTGTAGATCAAAGCAGACAAAAAATTTTACTAAGAAATAATAATGAATGGAATATAGATAATAAAGCACAAGAAATAATAAAAAAATGTTATAATTTATTATGTGATGAATGGAATATAACTGATATAAATATTGATCCATATAAATATGTAGAGGATTGTCAAAAATTAGCATCAGTTGTTATTGATAATAATTTATCTAAAACAATTTCTGAAAAAAGTTTCCTAAAAAATAATAAATTAAATATCTAATTTTTAGAAAATAATGATTGTTTTCTAAAAATATAATAATAATATTTTACTCTTTTTTAAATATATTTAAAAAATTGAAAAATATAAAAAAAGGTAAATATAATAAATATAACTAAAATCCAATGAAAGAAATATACATATATACAGTATGTTTAATAATATTTTCTGTATTTTATCAAAATTATTCAAATATAGAAACAATTAATAGAATAAATAAATATAATTATATAAAATGTTTAAATGAATATAATGAGATAAAAATAAATTGTTCAATTATAAATAGTTATAATTATTATCCAGATTTAAATACAAATTTATCAGTATCACAGCCGATAACAATAATAAAATTAAAAAATAATACATTTACATATATAAAAATAGGACATACAATAGGATTCAATGATATAGAATATAATGAAACAATATGTTATTGGAATAATACATTTCCAAGTTTAGATATGGATTGTATAAAACATTATTCATATATAGATTATATAGTAAATGTGGTGTTTATAATACAATTATTTATAGGAATATTAATAGGTCTAACAATATTTATTTATTAAAATGCTAAAGAGTATGCTAAACCACTCATACCTGCTAAAAATCTTAAAATATTATAATTTAAACCATACATATAAATTCTACTATCATCATTAACAAAATTTAGAGATGGTAATCCAGTAGTTTGAGTTGGATCATTAAACCACAATATTAAATCAGTACTATCAATTCTTGATAAATTAGAAGTTCCTGATGGTTGATGTTCTTCTGGATATAATGCAAATGAATATATATTAATACCATCTTTTGGTGTATTTTCATGACATTGATTAGGTTGAACATAATTAAAATATGCTCCTTCTCTTCTATCAAATCTATCATGTCCATTCATTTGAATTAAACCCCATTGTATTGGATTAATTGTTCCATCTATTAATAAACCATAATTTGAAAATAAATATACAATTGGATCACATACATTAAATCTGGTATCAGTCATTAATTCTACTGGAATACTTAAATCTCTAATTGTAATTCCTGTTTCTATATCACTACATGTAATATTTCCGTCTGCATCAATTAATATATTTGCGATTATTTTACTTGTTATACCATAATTTTCAATTGAAACACTGGTTGGATTTACCCAAACTGAATTACTATTTTGATTATTAATATATAATTGTATTACTGTTTGAGAACTATTTGGACTAACTTCATACCATTGTCCCCCAGTTATATCAGTTGGATCAGAACCAATTGATATACTTTTTTTTAATATTTCACAAGATGCATCAACGACTGACCATTCATCTTTATTACTATAATATAAAAATGTTTTACCAGATATATAATTACCATTTATCATAGCCCAAAAAAATTCTTTAGTAGGATGATTAAAATCTAAATGATATCTGTTATCAAAAGATGTCACTAATTCTAATCCATTCCATTGTAATTGTTCTATTAAATATTCATGACCTACTTGAGCAAATCTTCTTCTTTCTTCTGTATCTAAATATATATAATCTACCAATAATGATGCATCTTTTATTGATAATAAATTCATATTAAAATTGCAATCTCTAATTACTAATTTATTTACATTTTCAAATTCTACATTAATATATAAATCTTGATATTGTAATGCAATTAATGGTATTGACAATCCAACAAATTTATTAAACCAAAATTGTAATGGAATATACATAGTATATTCTGGTTTTTCTAAATCATTATAATCAGTTAATATATTAACATCACCAATCATTTTAGCATATCCTATTTCTTGATCTCCTTTCCTTGCTAATTCATACCATATATCTAACCATATACCATATTGTCTATCAATAATCGTTCCTCCTAATTGAACTTCAACTTGAGAAATTATAGCATGTCCTAATCTTCTAACCCAAGCAAATTTTGCTCCATTTGGATCTACTGAATTTATTGTAACTTGAACAAATACTCTTGATACTAAATCTGCACTTCTAGTTATAAATGAACTAACTGATCTACCAAAATTTATTGTTCCATTAAATGGTTGTTCTATTGTTTCTAATGCAAAATTTGTATGTCTTCTATATACTACTTTAAAATATGTTATTTGTGGATTTCCTGTTAAATATATATCTTGTGTTCCATATGCTACTAATTGCATTAAACCTCCTGTCATTATTATTTGTATCAGAATTTTATTTTTTTTTTATTACTCCATATTTATATTTTATAAACTATTATACCATTTTCAATAAAAATATAATTATGTTTCATTTTTAATTGAAATTGGTATAATAGTTTCTAAAAAATTTGAAAAATCAAAATCGTTATAATTTCTAATTTTTTTGGATAATTCAAATTGATTATCTCCAATTTGTTTTATATCCCATCCTAAAATTATTGCATTATATAAGGTTACAAATTGTATAATTCTTAATAAATATTCTTTATTCATAATTATTTATTAATAATAAATTAAAATAATAATTTTAACAAATTTTATAATATAATTTATTTATGATGCGTAATATTAATTTTTAATAAAAATTAATATTTTAATAAAAATTATATAATCTAATTTATGATTCATCTGATTTAATTAATATAAAGAATGTTAAATATAAAAATATATAAATAATGTCAATGTTTAAATTAAAACCAGAAAAACAAAAAATTATATTAGAAAATAATACTTTAGATGAAGAACATAAAAAAACAATGAATGAATTTCACAAAAGAAGAGAATTATTACCAAAAAAAAGACAAAAATTAATTAAATTAATGAAAGATTTAGAAACAATAGAAAATAAAGATCCATTAAAAATAGTAGATGATGATAAAAAAATAAAATCAAAATTAAAAACAGATATTAATAAATTAGAAGAAGAAATAAAAGATATTGAAACATGTAGATCTGAAATAGAATATTATTCTAAAACCAATGAAATATTAATGGATTATTATGATATTTTAGAAGAAAAAGATGAAGAAATATATGAAGTTCATCCTGAAATGTCTGAGGCTAAAAATATATATGATAATAATTCTAATAATTTAGATCAATTAGATATTTTAAATATTATGAATAAAAAACGAAAAATTACTAAAAAACCAATAAAAAAACGCAAAAAGAAAATATTAGATGAAAACCGTTCTATTATGAATTTTTTAGTTGATGATAAAAAAGAAATTATAAAAGATATTAGTAAAGATAAATTAAATAATAAAATAAATGATCGTGCGTCATTATTAGAATATTATAAAATGCTAACAGATCATGAATATAGGAGTGATAAATCAAATATAAATCCAATAAGTAGGTGTAGTCAATGTAGTAAAGATAAAGTAGTAGATATAGTAAATGGAACATTAGTATGTATGGATTGTGGAGAAATAGAAATGATAATAATAGAATCAGATAAGCCAAATTATAAAGACAATAGTGTTCCAGAAAAAATAGCATATCCATATAAAAGAAAAAATCATTTTAATGAATGGTTATCACAATTTCAAGCAAAAGAATCTACAGATATACCATCAGATATATATAATCAGATATTAACAGAATTACATAAAAATAAATTTTATAATTTTGATAAATTAACATTACCATATGTAAAACAAATATTAAAGAAATTAAATCAAACTACATATTATGAACATTCTGCACATATAATAAGTAAATTAAGTGGATTACCACCACCAACAATAAATCGTGATACAGAAGAAAGATTAAAATTAATGTTTGAACAGATACAAAAACCATTTGAAAAGCATTGTCCAAAAGAGCGGATTAATTTTTTAAGTTATTCATATGTATTACACAAGTTTTGTGAATTATTAGAATTAGATGATTTTTTAAAATGTTTTCCATTATTAAAAAGTAGAGAAAAATTAAGATCACAAGATAAAATATGGGAAAGAATATGTGAAGAATTAAAATGGGAATTTTTACCAAGTATATAATTTTATAATTATTATAAAATTATATAAATTAATTATTTAATAAGGACAATTACCATAATAAACAGGTAAAAATACTGTATCTCTTATTGATGGAACACCTGTTAATAACATTGCCATTCTTGAAAATCCCATTCCCCAACCTCCATGTGGAATTGAACCATTCTTTCTTAATTCTATATACCATTCTATTGGTTTTATATTCATATTTCTTCTATTTATTTCTTCCATTAATTTAGTATATCTCCATTCTCTCATTGAACCGCCAAATAATTCTCCTACTCTTGGGGCTAATAAGTCAAATGATTCACATTCTAATGAATTTTCTATTTGTTTCATATAGAAACTTTTAATTTTTAGTGGATAATGGGTAACAAAAACAAATGCTCCAAATTCTTGATTATTTTTTAATCTAATTTCTCTTTCTTTTTCATAATAACTCATATAACCAAAATATTTTACTAATATTTTTTCATGTTCTGTTCCTAAATCATCTTCAATTGTTGGTAATTTATTTACTTTTATTTTTTTTAATATATTATTTTCATCAGGTAACATAAATTTAGTTGTAATAAGATTATTTATAAGTTTAACTGCATCACAATGTTTAATTCTAATAAATGGTTTTTCTATTAATTCTTCTAATAATTTTCTTGTTGGTTTAATATCCATTGATGACATTTTTGATTCTAAAAATTCAAAATCCATTTTAGTTTTATTTATTGTAAATTTTATTATATATTTAACAAATTTCTCAGTAAAATCTATTAATTCATTTAATGTTATAAATGCTGATTCATATTCAATATGTAAAAATTCAGATAAATGTTTTATTGTATCTGATTTTTCTGCTCTAAATGATTTTTGTGAAGTATATACTTGTTTAAAACCAATTATTGCTGATTCTAATGGTAATTGTGATGATACTGTTAATCCAACTGGTATAAAATTATTATCTTTATCTTGTGAAAATATTAATGGAGATATCATAAATGTTTCTCCTGCACCTTCACAATCACTTGTAGTGATTATATTAGGGTCTATTTTTTGTATATTATTTTCAAACATAAATGTATGTATTCCATATTCTAATACTGAATTAATTCTAAATATTGATTGAATTAATTGAGTTCTTATTCTATAAAATGGATATTGTCTTAATGTTATTAATTGTTTTTCTGATGATTTTTGTATTGGATATTTTAAGGGATTATCTATATTATTAATAACATTAATATTTTTAATATGTAATTCAAATTGCTGTGTTGTATTTTCTGGACTATTTTGTAATATTCCTTTTACTTCTACAGAACTTCCATCACTTATATATTCTGATTTTGATAATTGTTCAAATTCTAATTTAGTAAATTCTGTATTATTATCTATTTCATAATTATCTTTTGATATAATTCCCATTAATGAACCTACTATTGTTCCATCATATATATCTATAAAAATTAATTTACCTGCTCCTCCTATTCTAATTCTCCGTATCCATCCATAAAATATTATTTCTTTATTGATTATTTTATTTAAATTATATAATTCTATGATTTCTTTTAAACTTATCTTTTCCATTTTATTAATTATTATAATATAATTCTCTTTATTTATTTAATTCAGTTTTTTAAATAAATTAAATTTGCATAACAAATTTAATTTATTTAAAAAACAGTAAAATCAAACTTAGTTAAGTTTTAATTTTTCAGTTTTTTAAATAAAACTTAGTTAAGTTTTAATTTTTCAGTTTTTTTATTATTTATTTTATTATGGATAGAACTGAAAAACTTAAATTTCTTAATCTCAAATATAATTATGATCATTCTGAATTACCTGATAATATATTAAATCTAATTTATGATAAAGAATTAGATTTATGTAATAAATATTATGATGATTTATTACAATATTTTAATTTAAATATCGGGTTAGATGATTTTTTATTTCATTTAGGAACTCTTTATTTGATTTATTATGTTGTAAAATTATAATTTTACTCTTTTTATTTAATAAAAAAATTGAAAAACAAAATATTTGTAATCCTCTATATACTTTGAACTAATACTCAAAGTATCATTATGGCGTCATTTGTCATTGATGATGATTATGTTCCTGATTACGATGATTGTTATGATGATGATTACGATGATTGTTATGATGATGATGACGACGATCATTATGATGATGATGATGATGACGACGACCATTGTGATGATGACGATGATGACGACGACCATCATGACGATGATAACGACGACCATCATGACGATGATGACGACGACCATCATGATGATGATGACGATGATGGTCATCATGATGATGAGATGGATGTTATTGATAAGTATGTTGAAACATACAAGAAACCAAACTCAGATAAGAAAATCAGACTGCGTAAGTGTTGTTTCGGTAATTGCAAAACACAAATTCGGACCAATTATTCAATGACCATTGCGTGTAAGAAACATCGTTGTACATACATCAAGAAATACCAAGAGCGTCCATGTCCATTTGTCAAGAAGACTAGTTTTAAGTATTGTGTTTCACATACCAATTACAAAGCATCAAAGTATTTCTTTAAACTCAACAAGAAACTTGTTCAGAAATATCTGAACAAACTCATTGATGAGTGAAGAACATACTTAAAAATCAGTTTTTTTTGTAAAATATTTATTAAATATTTTATAAAAAATTGAATAAATCATATTTTATAAATAGTATAATGAATAAATAAATGGATAATCTAATAGAATCATCTGAAGATTTAATATATAAAAAATCATCAATTAAAAACCCATTAATAATAAAGAAATGTAGTTATCCAGAATGTAATATATTAGTTAAAACAAATTATAAAGCAAATGTAAGTTGTAAAATTCATAGATGTGCAACTAAAATAAAAAAACAATGTTGTTTTCCAAGATATAAAATACCAAATATTGGTTATTCATTATATTGTTATACACATTATGCTTATTATTTATCACAAATTTTAGTTAATAATTGTTCTAAATGTGATAAATGTAAAGATTGTATTAATGACCTTATTTTGAATTTAAATAATTAATTTATTTATTATCAATAGAATATATAATATGAAAAAAATAATAATAATAGGAGGAGGAATTGGAGGATTAACAGTAGCCCATCAATTATCAAAATATAACTTTGATATTGAATTATATGAAATGAAAAATAAAATTGGAGGTATGGCAAGAAGTTCAAGAGATAATGATGGTTGTGCAACAGAATATTGTTGGAGAGTATTTTTTGGATTTTATGATAATTTATTTAAGGTATTAAATGAAATTAAATTAATAAATAATCCAAATAAGACACCATTAGATAATATGACAATATATAAACATTTAAATTTTGTAGATAAAAAATTAACATTATATGATTATATTAAGACATATTATATAATATTATATGGATTAACATCATGTGATGAAAGATTAAAACAACTTGATAATTTATCATGGTGGGAGGCTTTAAAAACAACAAGTGATACCAGTTTATTTAGAGAAATTGGAGAATGGTTAGGTATGGATCGTTATAATGGTTCATATAATTCAGTTATTAAAGTTGGTATGGAAATGCAAATAATAAAATCATATTTAGATAAAAATTATAAAGATTATATTACTACATTACCAACAAGTGAAGCAATATTTGATCATTGGTATGAACATTTAATTAAAAATAATGTAAAAATTAATTTAAATCATACATTAAATAATGTTTTTATAAAAAATAATAATATTGATTATGTTGTAATTAATGGTAATAAAATAAAAGGAGATTATTATATATTTTCAATTCCAGTAGAACAATTAAATAATATTATTAATAAAAATAATGATTTATTGAAAGGAGATTTAATAAATATAAATAAATTAACTAATACATGCTTACATATGCAAGTATCTTTTCAATTATATTTTAATAAATCAATATCAATTGGAAAAGATAAAAATGCATTTTTATTAGTAGATTCTCCTTGGGATTTAATTATATTAATGTATGATAAAATATATTTAGAAACTGAATTATGTAAAAATTTACCAAATGTAAAAGGAGGATGGTCAGTTGCGGTATGTACTGCATATAAAAATGGTTTATTATTTAAAAAACCATTTTATGAATGTACTTATGACGAAATTAAAGAAGAAATATGGTATCAGTTAATAAATAGTAAAGAATTAACTGAAACTATTAAAAATAATAATAACTTTAGTTTAAATAAAGATTTAATTGTAAAATGGTCACCAATGTGGAATTCATTTTATTATGATAATCAAATAAAAACATTAGAACCAAAATTTACTAATAATAAAGGTAGTCTTAATTTACGCCCATCATTTAAATCACCATTCAATAATATGTATATATCAACTGCTTATATTAAAGAAACTATTGATATATTTTCTATGGAAGCTGCGTGTATTGCTGGTAATAATGTCAGTAAAGATATTTTATTAAAAGAAAATATAGATACTAATATAACACCAACAATAAGAGAACGCCCATTATTATTCTTACCATTTAGATTATTAGATAAATTATTATTTAATTTAAATATAGAAAATTATACATTATATATTTTTATTTTATTTTTAATTTTATTAATTGTAATTATTATAAAAAAATATTAATATTTATTAATATTATGATACCTGATATTGATATAGATATTAATATAGATCCTATTTATGAATTCTTTAATCCAGTAATTTATAATCAAAAAAAAATTATAAATCCTATTTATAAAAATAATATATCTAAAACTATTAAAAAATCTCTTTATTATAAATATATTTTACCAAATATTTATAATAAATATTATCTTAAAAATAATTAGAAAAAATTGATTTTAAATATATTTTAATATTTTTAAATATTAAAATAAATGATAAATCAGATATATAATATATGTTTATTAGGGGCATCTGGAGTTGGAAAAACATCATTAGTAAATAGATTAACAAAAAATATATTTATAAATACATCACCAACAGTAGGATGTATATATTATCCATATTGTGTTGATAATATTAGATTAGATTTTTGGGATACAGGAGGTGAAGAAAGATATGATAGTATATCAAAACAATATTATAGAAATGCTGATATAATATTATTATTATTTGATTTTACCAGTATATCAAGTATAAATAAGATGTTTTATTATATAAATGAATTAAATGAAAATAAACATGGAAATTATTGGATAATAATTATTGGTAATAAAACAGATTTAATAAAAATTGAATACATAATAAGTATAGATACACTAATACGAAAAAGATTAGATAATACTAATATATCAAATTATATATATTTATCAGTAAAAACCAATGATAATATAAATCAATTAAATGAACATATAATTAGTTTATGTAAATTTACAAATATTTCAAAAAATAGAGAAGTTATAAATTTATCTGAAACTAATACTAAATCTAATTGTAAATGTTAATATATTTATTTATAAATTAATTATATGAAGGGTAATAATTTTAAGTTAGTTTTTATTGGTGATAGTTGTGCTGGAAAAACTTCTATTTGTAGAAGATTTTTATTTAATAATTTTGATGAAATTGTTCCTATAACTATTGGAGCAAGTTATACTTCTAAACTGATTGATGATATTAAATTAAATATTTGGGATACTGCTGGACAAGAACGATTTGCTCCATTATTACCATTATATTATAGAGATGCTGATATTGTATTATTGGTATTTGATATTGTTAATATAAATTATAAAAGTATGAAATTATATTTTAATGAAGTAATTAATAATAATAAAGATTGTTCTATATATATTATTGGAAATAAAACTGATAAAGTAAATGAAAATTATATTAATAATATTAATTTAGAATTAACACAACAATTTAAAAATGAATTAAATATTAAAATATTTTTTGTATCTGCTAAAACTAATTTTAATATTGATGTATTATTAAATGATATTGTTGAAACATCAAAAAAACGTCTTGATATTAAACATACTTTAGATGAACTTAATATTAATGATGATAATTCACTCCTTAATAAAGATATTAAAAAAAATTGTTCTTGTTAATATTTATTAAAAATAAGATATATTGCAATATATATCTTATTTTTAACTTAAAAAAAATTGAAAATTCAAATTACTGTAAAGTCCATTATAAATGGATATTTAAGTTAAAGATGAGTCAGAATCCGATGACACCGCAACAAGTGAAACTCACTACCCGTGAGAATCCGCCACCGATCCCCCGCCCCAACCAAGCAGGACGGTATCCACTTCCAGTGTATCCCATTGGTCGTGGAATGACTCCGAGGTGTCTGTTCCCCTCTGATGGAATGGTTCAGACCACGCCGACAACGCCGACCCGTCCCATTCTGGTGACCATCCCTTCTGCTCCGAAGGCTCGTCGCATCACGCGTCCAACACCAGTGTTCCCCATTGGTGATGGACTGATCCCTGAGGCTCTGTTCCCCTCTGATGGAACTGAACAACCAACACCGACCACCCCCGATCGTCTTATTCAAGTGACGATCCCATCCGCTCCTGCTCGTCCTGTTCGTCCTCTTCGCCGTGTGTCCTTTGCACCGATTCACTTTTACCATGTTATCGACAACAGGAACGACTACGACGATGACGCCAACGACGACGATGACGACGACGACGACGACGATGACGTCGACGATGACGATGACGACGATGACGGTAATGAGATGGAATGTGATGCATCATCTCGCTATCGTCTGCAAGTTTCCGTAGGACCAGGGATGGAGACTCCCATTTCAGACTTCACTGTCGCCCTGATGTTGCAAGGTCTTCGTCTTGGAGACCGTATCCACCGACGCACTCGCAACAAGATCATCAGGAAGCCTCTGTCTGGACGGACTATTGAACCAACGAAGATGTTCAAGTCCAAGAAGAACTGAGATTCACGACCAAGTGAAACACATAGATTCACGACCAAGTGAAACACAGAGATTCACAACCAAATGAAGAACAAAAAAAATCATAAGGTTGTGATGATTCAAAAATTTTAAAAATAGAAATTTTGTAAATTTTTGAATATAAATAGATGCGTAAAAATACTTAAATAAAAAAAAATATGAGATATATATGACAGAACCAAAATATATTGATTATTTAAAAGAAAATACAGAATTTGAATATAGAGGAGTAAAACAAAACTGGGTATTAATGTCATTCGTATCACCAGAAGGAATAAAAAATTGTAAAATACGAGGATTAAAAATACATGGAATAGTAGATGATTATGAAGTAGCAAAGAAAAAAGCAGAAGAATTTAGATTAAGTGATCCAGATTTTCATGTATTTGTAGGACCAGTTGGTAAATGGTTACCATGGGATCCAGATCCAAATTCAGCAGAAGATCAAGTATATCAAGAAAAAGAATTAAATGAATTAGTTAAGGGATATAAAGAAAATCTTGAAAAAGCCAAATTAATGGAAAAACAACGAAAAGAAGATATGTTAAATAATGCAAAGAATGAAGAAAAAAGTAAGAAAGACCAACGAATAGACAGAATGAGAAAGAAATTAGAAGAAAAAAAGAATAATAAAATGAAAGAAATGACAAAGAAAGATGTAGAAATAGAAAATAAATTAAAAGAAGTAGAGAAAGAAGAAGAAGAAGTTAAAAAGGAAAAGGAAAATTTAGAGAAATTAGAGAAAGAATTAAAAACTAAAGAAGATAAAGTAGAATCAATAGATGAAAAATTAAATAAATTACAATCAGTATATAACAAATTACAGCAAAAACAAAAAGAATAAATTTATAATAATTAATAGTAATATTTTTATTTTATAAATATTATTATCAATACATTTAACATATATATTATATATATTTAATATATCATATTAAATATATATAATATATATGTTAAATTCATTAATAGTAATATTAATATTTTTAGGAATATTATTGATAGTAGTAGAAATAGTTAAAATAAATAGTTCAAAAAATAAAGAACCACAAATAATATATCGTTATATACCAAGAACATTTGCCGAAGAACAATTAGATCCAATACCAGTATCAGGGATATTCTCAACAATGTTCTCACAACCATCTCCATGGGTAAATTCTTTACGAATATATGATAGACGAAAACAAGAGAAAATTAATCAATACTTTATAAATCAGTTATAATTATAAATGAATTATTACAATTGATTTATAAAGTATTGATTAATATTTTATAAATCAATTATAATAATAAATGAATTATTGATTAATAATAATATCATCATTATTACCAACACGTTCAATATTAATTTTAGTTTTCTTTTTATTTTCAACAAATTTAGTTATATCAAAAGGTTTAGAAGTATTTTGCCAATTTTTATTA